AGGGACACGCAAATAGGTGCCGGCATAGCGGCGCGATAGCTTTCGGGCGACGTCGCGGCCGAGTGCTCTTTCAACCTTGGTATCCACCTCTTTCGCAGGCACGAACAGCCGCGTGCCGCCGAAGGCCTCGGCGAGCCGCACGAAGTCGTCCATGCCGAGCAGCTTGTTGAGCTCGGCCGAAAGGGCGGGTTCGGGTATCACCGCGACGCCTCCCGGAAATAGGTTTCTCGCAAGGTGCGTGGCTCGCTTGCGCCTTCGCGGCCGAGATCCGGCCACCAGTCGTCCGAGCCCAGCTTCCACAGATGCCGCATCGGGATACTGTTCACGACACGGGAGTGCGGCGGGTAAACTTCGATCGCCACGGCCTCCGGGCCGAAAACCTGATCCTTGATCGCCTGCAGCGTGTCCCAGGTGATGCCGCCATCATGCTCGACCGAAAGAAGGTTGAGCGCGTGGTCGACATAGATGCGCTCGGCACTCGGCCATTTCGTTTCGAGCAGATGCGTCCAGATGAGCTGCGAGGTCATCATCCGGCCTCCGCGAACAATTCAGTCTGATTGCCCCAGGTGTCGTATCCGGCCCACGGCTCGCGGGCGAACAGTTCGGTCCCGAAGGCATGCGGGCAAAGCCGTTCGATGATCTCGCGCATCTCGGGTGGCTTGCGCGAGTGCTCACGGCGCACGCTATCGATGCGATCGGGGATCTCGCTCAGATCATCTGTCTCAAACCCGTTCCGCTCGGAGCGCGATCGGATGAACGGCTGGCCGATCGAGCCGACCAGATAGGGCTCGCAGGAGGAGCGAAGAATATAGCCGGTCCCGAAGGCCGGTTTGCCGGTCGCGGTCTTCTTGAACCACGAACCGCCGGTCTTGTACGTGAAGCCCCACGCCCGCATCACCTCGGCCGCCTGGAGAAGATGCGGCCAGGTCGACCACAAAAACAGAAGGCAGTCCCCGGCCGCAAGATCGCTCACCGGAAGCGCCTTGATGGTGTCGAGGTCCATGGTCTCGTAGTGCGACTCGGGGCTCTTCTCGTAGCCCTTCTCCGAACGCATCAAATAGGCCCAGGGCGGGTCGGCGAGGATCACGCCGTATTTGAGCGGCTGGAGGGTGTCGAAAGGCCAGCTCATTCGCCAAGGCTCCTCGGGTCCTTTGCCGGCCATCCGGGCTTGAGAACGGTGACCACCGTCGTTCCAGCCTCGTGGTTGGCAAGCACGAACTTGACGCGCTCGATCCGGACGGCGACAGCACCGAGGCGGGCGCCGGTCATGCAGTGGCCAGCTACGTGGCGGCGAAGGGCCTCGATATCGAGGTCGAAGCCGCGTTCGAGATAGCGTAGGAGGGCGCGGTCGGAGACGTGGATTGCGGGGTCGGTCATCACGCAGCCGCCTTTCTGGAGGCTTTTCGTGCGCGGACCCGCTTCCCGAAATCGTTCATAACCGCGATCCATTCTTCGCGGTCCGGTGGACTGTAGGGATCTGGCGTGCGGGAGATGATCACGGCAACGGCCGACCAGAACGCAGAGGCGATTTTCGGTTCACCGGTCAACATCAGCCACTGTGCCGAGGCGATGCGGTAGGCGTCATCCTGCCGGTAGGTTTCCACCATGGCGCTGTCGCGGGTCCAATCGACACCGCCGTCGCGCGCCAGCCAGCCTTTGAGCGCCTCGATCGCAGCCCGGGCGTCGGCCGCGTCATGACAAAACCGCACCGCGTCGACGCCGGTCTGACGCTTGACGAAGGCTTCCAGCGCCGCATCGTCCCGATTGCGCACGAGACCGAGGTTCCAGCCGGCGATCCAGAGCGCCTGCAGCTTGCCGGCATATTTTCCTTCGAGCCGCTTTCGACCGCCCTTCGAAGCCGGTTTGAAACCGAGCCTGCGTAGCTCGCCCAGTACGGCATCGTGCTGGCGTGGCGTCATGGCCCGAAGGCTGCGGGCACCCGTCTGCCGCTCGTAAAGATCGCGGGCGTCGTCCTCGGCGATGCCGAGCTGGCGAAGGCCGGCGTGGATAGCTTTGATGGCAGTCATCGTCTCGTCTCCAGTTCCAGGACATCGGCGGTCAACATCTTGAGCCGCGCTTCCAGATCGATGCGGCGGTGGGACCTCGGCTTGAGCCTTTTGATCTGATCGATCAGGTTCCGCCGTTCGGCTTCCATTTCGAACGTCCGCCGCCTGCGGAATTGTTCGTCGCGCCAGGCGAAAAGCGTGTCCTCTTCCCGCCGCGCGCCCATCTCAAGCTGCCTTCGTGTTGCTTGCGGCTGCTCGGGCCCGTCGAACCCAAGCCCGAAGAAGAGGTGCGCCGCCTTCCGTGCAGGTCGCCCGTACGCCCATCATCGAGAGCACTTCGAAGGTCAGCCTGCCGGGTGGATCAAGACGGCCAATCTCGGCTTCGATGCGAGACAGAGCTTTCGAGAACGCCAGACGTTCCCGCTCCCAGCCGGTTCGATCATTGAGAAAATCGACCTCGCTTTCGGGCAGGGTTTCAAGCTGCTGCTCAAGCCAGTCAGCGCGGGCGAGGAGGGCGTTGCGGTTCATTGCAGGCGTCCCTCCGTATATTCACCCTGACGGCCGCCCATCATGATCTCGCGGAGATCCTCGCAAGTCGCCTGGTAGAGCATTTCGGCGTCTTCGAACTCGCCGGCCTGGCCGTTGAGGGTGGCGGCGAGAATGGAGATCAGAACCGAGAGGCCTTCGTTGAGGGGAAGGCCGTTCAGCAACGCGCAGATCTCGCTGGCGATCGGATCGGCCTTTGCGGACAGGAGGCGCTCGCTCATCACGCACCTGCCTTTCCGTCATCAAGAACGGCATCGACGAGATCGCTGTAGACGACCGTTTCAAGGATCAGGCGGGCAAGGGCTTCTACTGAAAGATCCCGCACACGCGCGTGTCTCCGGAGTTGCTCGCGAAGCGCATAGTCGAACTCAACTGAGTTGCTGCAGCGACGCGTGCGATTACCGGCGACAGATGCCCGCGAGGCACTGTTTTCCAGAGCGCTCACGGTCTTGGGGTCAATTCCGACCTTTGCGGCGATTACTCTAGTGGTCAGACCCTGCGCACGAAGCGCGACGACGGCGGCCGTGCGGCTAGGATATCCCAAGGTCTCAATTGCGCTGCCCATCACGCACCTGCCTTGGCGAGATCGATCGTCACTGCCTTCCATCCATCGGTCACCTCCGCTCGCTCGTAAAAGCGGACATATTCGCGGCTGCCGGTTACCCGCATGGCGTCGCGGATTGCGTCCATGGCCCGCTGCCAGCGCGCGTCCTCGATGTCGAGCCGCATCAGCATGAAAATCTCCGAGCGGTTCACCTGGCCTTCCTTCTCGGTGTTGAAGGCACGGGTGATGATGGCGCGGATCTCGGGCCGGCTGTCGGCGGCCCATTCATTGAGGCACTCGTCGATGAGCTGCTTTGCGATCTGTAGCTGCGAACCGAAGTCGACGAAGTCGGAGACCTGCACCTTGACCTGCATGAGCCCGTCGAAGGTCTGGTAGGTTCTGTTGCCTTTTTTGCCGCCCTTGGTGACGCCGTAGTCCTGTTCGAGCAGTGCATCGAGCTCGCCCAGGTCAGTCATGGTATGGCCGCGAAACCGCGCGATCTGGTCGGAGAGGTCGCGGGCAAAGCCCATGATCTTGCGCACCTGCTCGTCTTCCAGCTTGTCGGCCGCCTTGATGGTTTCGCAAGGGACGAGATTGCCCCGTGCATCGGCCATGTAGGGCTTGCCGTTGACGTCGATAATGCCGGTGGTCTCGGCCTTGCTTTCGTCGAGGATGATTGCGTCGGTCATGTCAAAGTCCTTTCGGGGGATGGATGGCGGAATAGGCGCGATAGGCGCTCCGCAGTTCGTCGATAGCCGCGTCGAGCGCCGCCTGAGCGGAGCGCTCGCCACGCGAGAACTTGTCGTTTTCGAGTTTGAGGGCGGCCGTGGCGACCTTAGCTGCCGCCGCGACCAGGGCATGAGGCGGGATCCGGGGCGGGGAAAGCGGCTCCCGCCTCATGCGGTCCAGCTCGCACCGCTCTTCGTCGAGTTGCGCGCGCTGATCTGCGAGTTCGTGGCTGACTTCCAATGTCACCGCCTTGCGGACGATGATGTGCAGCCGCTCCATGACCAGGTCCGTGGTCGCGTCGGCCATGCGATCAATGTCAGACTCCACGGCTTCAGGGGGCGGCGACTGGATCATGCCGCATCACCTCCACCGTTACGCCCGGGTTGCGGCCTGGGACGCGGCACGACCGGAAACAGCCGGATATTGGTGCCGGGGATCTGCATCGCGGCAAGGACGGCGGCCTCGCGTTTCGCTTTCATAGACGCATCACCCGCAGCCCTGCGGTTCCATGTCTCCCGGCTGAGCGCGTTCTCTAGGTCTACCGCCATGCCGGTCAGTTGCTGGAGCCGCGCGATGAAGCTTTCGAGGTTCTCGCCGTCCATGTGAAGACCGCCGTGGCGGCACTCCTTTACGGCGCGCGTAACCTCTTTCAAGTGGTCGGAGACATACTCAAGCCTTGCCATTTGAAGACCCTCCCTTGCCGAATTGCGGGTAAATGATCCGGGGTTCGCTGGCCGCAGCTTCAAGAACACCGTGCTGCATGACTTCAAGGCTGAGATCGTCGAGAACGGCGGCCACGGCCTTGCCGTTTTCACTCACTCGGAACGCGCCCAACTCATGTTCGAGATTGGCGATCTGCCGCTTGAGTAGGTCGAGACGTTCGAGTAGCCATTCGGCACGGTCTACCGGCAACGTCAGGCCGGTCTCGGTTGTGTTCTGGGCGAGAAGCTCGGCGAGTAGTCCGATCTCCGGGGCAATCGGTGAGGTGCGTGAAAGCGCGGCCATCACAACCCCTCCACGTCGCGGTTCGACCAGGCCTTGCGCAGCATACCCGCGTCGATCGGCGCGCCTTCCGACCGCATGACCGCCAGCTTGATCGTCTTGTCGATCTGCCCGAGCGCGCCGTCTTTCATGCCGATACCGGTCAGGAATTTGCGGGCATCCGGATCTTCGATCTTCCAAGCGTCGAGCAGCTTGCCGATGTCCTCTGCGGGTGGCTTCGGCAACCGAACGCGCTTGGCGATCCGCCGCTTGATCTGCGCATAGGACGGACCGTCCGTGCGCCTTGCGAAGCGCGTGTAGATCTCGTCGTTGCCGACCAGCGCCAGTCCGCAGCCGTAACAGTCTACGAAATGGCGGAGTTGATCGACCGCAGCGTCAATGAGGTTCTGCGCTTCGTCGACAATGAGGAGGGTGTTCTCCGACCGCGCCAGACGGTTACCGATCGAACGGACCAGCTTTGCCGGATTGTGCTGCGTAAGATCAAGGGCGGTTGCCAGCTCCATCAGCATGCCGTGGACCGTCTTCGTATGCGGACTGACGGTCACCATGTGGACGTTTGAACGCGTGGCCGCGAATTGCTTGCAAGCCATCGTCTTCCCGGTACCGGCTGCCGCCGTGATCGTGACGAAGTCCGTGAGCATCTGGGCGAAGACGAGGGTGTTGATGATCTCCGCTGCAGCACGCGTGTGAATGAAGCCGGGCGCGACCGGAATGGTTGCCGCCAGCCCGGCCATCTCCTCAACCGAGGCAATCCAACGCTCGACCCGAGAATTTTGGGTGTCGAGGCGTCCGTCATACTTCCCGGAAAACCATTGGCTAAACGTACCGTCCGGGATGCCGATACGGCGGGCCACTTCGGCCTTGGCCCAGCCCTGTCGGTTTCCGATCTCGGCGACCTTGCCGACAAGAACATGCCAGACGTCAAGGTCTGCCTGCGAACGGCCCGGGCGACCTCCCGCGATGTCGGGTTGTCCCGTTGGCAGCGTCCAGCCGATGGCCGGGCTTGTGGTAACTGTCTCGTTCATCTATTTTCTTCCTTGCTATGTATTGGGCGGGGGTTTCCCCGCCTCTTTTTTTTGGCCGTACGAGACACTCAGCGGCCGCTTTCTCCCTTTCCGGGAAACTCGATGATCTCGCCCTCAAGCCTCTGCATGGTCCGTGAGAAGGCGGCTTCGTCTTCCTCGTCCCAGGCCTCCCGAGCAGGATTTGGAGCCGCGCCACCCGTTGCGGCGATCCGCTTGATCCGGGGCGGTTCGGGACGGGGCTCGGGTGCCGTCTTTCCGGCGCCGTAGATGTCCGCGAGTGCGTCGGGTGTAAGCTCGGCATGCAGACGGGCACTCTCTTTCAATGTCCGGGTGAGCGCGTTGCGCTTGGCTGCATGTTGGCGGGCCGCATCGGCGTCGAAGAAGCCTGTGTCGGCAATGCAATCGGCAACGCAGATCAGCCGTTCGGCTTTCGCCTCGTAGACATGAATGGGACTGGTCAGGCGATCCGGATCGAAGCGCACGGTGACCTCGCGGCCGGCGTGGGCGTTGAGCTCCTGTGACCAGTAGCGGTTGCCGAATATCTCGATCTCGCCGGAACCCTTCTTTGTGCGGATACGTTCGGCGGCCAGCAACCAGAGCGCGCGCTGAGCCTCCGACGGCCAGCGAACCAGCGTGGTCTCGGCCTGCATCGAAGCCGTGAATGTCTCGTCGAAGGACCGACCGTCTGCATTGCCGCCGCGCCGGCCCGGCCGCGCATTGTGCTCGGCGATCATCCGGTCGACATGGGCGGAGAACTCGGCCATGGGGATCGCCCGCGTGGCGTAGTTCTCGGGCTTCGCGTCGGGTGTGTTGCCGGTGTAGGCGCCCGAGCAGAACGGGTGGCGGGCGATATTCTCGGCGAGGTCGCGAAAGGCCCTTTCGATCGGTTTTGACTGACCGGAGTAAGGGGTCGCCCAGACGATGGCGATGCCTAGTGCGGTCAGGAGCCCGTTCGGGTCCTCGTCGCGCACCTTGAAGCGGAAGCGTGTCTTTGCGCCGCCGGAGATCCACTTCGATGCGAAGGCACGGCCGTTGTCGAGGACGATTTTCTCGGGAATGCCGTAGCGGCTCACCATGTCGCCGATTGCAAGGCGGACGGTGTTCTTGTTCTCCGAGGCGGATAGCCGCCAGGCGACCACTTTCCCGGAATAGAGGTCCTGCAGCGCCACCATCATGATGCGCGTCGGCTTCTGCTCGCCCGGAAGGGTGACGAAGACGTCGAACTTGTGGCCGTCGATGTTGACCGCTTCCATGGCATGCAGGGACGAGCGGTCGCGGCGCTGGGCCGGATAGAGCGTCTTGACAGTCTCGCGACGTTTCCGGGCCGTGATCTGGACGGGCTCCGGCACTTCCGCCTTGAGACGGCGGCGGAGCGACTGCTCGTCGGGGATTGGAGACCAGCCGTGTTCGGCGGCGGCTTCCTTCATCCGGCGATAGCAAGCGGAGAAGGCGGGTGCCTCGGCGCGCAGATAGTCGCTTTTCAGAGCCGCCCAAGCGTGTTCGTTGCAGGCTTCAAAGCTGGATGTGGCCCGGTAGTTGTCGGCAAGCGCGGACAGCCAGTCGGCCCTTTCCACGCCTTCGATCCTTCCCCGCCAATTACGAAGCGAACGGACGGAAACCTTCATGCGCCGTGCAACAGTGTTGACCGCGGCTGTTTCCGACAAGCCGCTCTCGTTGATGAGGCTGGCGACTTTGACGACGGCCTTCAGTCGTTCTTCACAGGCCGCTTTACGGGCCTTCGAAAGGCGCTCGAACGTCGCCCAGCGCTGTGCCGGTCCGTCCGGCGCTGCCGGGGCGTCCATGTTCGCCGGAGCGCCGTGGACGAGAGAGAGCTTGGCCTGGGTCGCGCGCGGCAGAAGGGAGAGATGATATTCCCAACCGCCACCGCCTTCGCGTCCCGAGCGCCTGCGGGCTTTCTCGCCCTGCAGCTGCCAGCGACCCTTGCTCGCCGCCTTGTTGACGGCGCGGACGCTGACACCCTGCGCGGCTGCGATTTCGGAGGCGGTAAAGTAGTCCTTCATTTGCGCCTCCAGTCGGCCGGGCGAACCGGCACGGCGCGCAGGCGTCGGAGTTCGGCGTTGATCTGGCGGCGTTCCTGATCGAGGAGCGCAATCTCTGCGAGCCGGGCTTCCGACCCTTCGAGTACAGTCAGTCCGGCCTTCGAGGCGATCAGGTCGTAGAGCCAGTTCGCCCGGGTCGCGTGAACGAATGCGGCAAATCGCAGGAGGCTGATGTCGTGGCTCTCCTTGCTCTCGGCCGTGTAGGCATCGAGCGTCGTCTTGGAGAGGGTTTCCAGGCCGAGATACTGCGCCATGCGCTTGGCGATCTCGTGCCGGTCGAAGCCGCTCTCGCGGATGGCTTTGGCCATGGCGCGCTTGACCTCGGAGCGGAAGCGATCGAGTTCGAGAGGTCCGCGATCGGCGCGGCTCTCGTAGATCGGCCCGTCGAACAAGCCGAGCTGGTCGGGGTGGACCTTGCTCATGCCTCGTCCCCTTCGGGAGCATCGAGGAGGCCGGCATATTCGACAAATTGCTGCCGGGTCTCAGGGCTCGCGCGCTCCCAGGTGTCGATCAGGCGGGAGAGGAACTGGTTTTGTGGGTCCTGGCGCGCTGCAGGCGGAGGATCGAGCAGCGCGATTGCCGCCTTGAAGTCTCCATTGGTTTCCTTGATAGCGATATGCGCCTTCGCCCGTTTCGCAGGCTCCAGCTTGGCGAGCTTCAGCAACTGGCTCTGGTTGTCGGCGATCGGAGTGCCCGAAATCGCCTGGCGTACCTCGCGCGGCAGGTTTTGGGCGATCTTGTTCAGGCGCTCAATCTTTGCAATCGAGCATCCGAGCCGTTCTGCACAAGCGACGGAGAAACCGTTTGAGGCTTCTTGGGCGAGAAGATCGACGGGCGAAGTTCCTAACTCCGTCAAGTTGACGGAGTTTTTCGGCCTTCCACCTTTGGGGTTGATCGGGCCGCGTGTTTTCTCCCAGAAGTCGCGATAGGTCTGGACGAAGACTGCCCGGTCCATCACCGAGAGATCGTTCCGGAACAGGTTTTCCTCGATCTCGATAAGCACCGCCTCGTCGGCGTCGGCCTTGACGACCATCACGTCGATCTCGGCTTCGTCGAGCAGCGCTATCGCCCGCATCCGGTGCGCGCCTGCCACCAGCACGTATTTCTGCTTTCCGTTGGGTGTGGAACGCACAGTGACCGGGTTCAGAAGGCCGTGCTCGACGATCGACGCCTGGATAGCGAGCGCATGGTCTTCGTCGACATTACGCAGCCGTTCCGGGATGGTGATGTCTGCGATTTTGAGTGTCTTGAACATCACGCGGCCTCCGCCAGCTTTTCGTCGAACATGCCTTGAGCTTCGGCAGCGATCCGGCGGTAGACGGTCGCGAACTCCGGCTCGTCGAGCCTGTCGTCGATCACCTGCAAAGCTCGATTGACCGAGACTCGGGCGCGGTCGACGAAGGCGCCGGCGCGTTTCTTCGGCAGATCGAATTGGGCGACCATCACGTGCAGGGCGATCTGCCTGGCAAGGACGGCGTCGAAATGGCCTCGGGGTGGATCTATGATTTTCGCCATCGGCAAATGCGGGAAGGCAGACTTTACGGCTGCGACACACACCCGGAAGGTGATGTCGTAGAGCTCGGCGTCGGTGAAATGGCTCATGGGTGGTTCCTCTACGCGGTTACAAAATGAGGCCCGCCGCCGCGCCGAGCGCGATCAGGCAGGTGAGGGAGGCGAGTGCGGTCCAAACGGGACGGCGGAAATCGACGGGGCGAACGGCTGAAAAAGGGTTCCCCATTGTCTACGCCGCCTGTTCGTTTCGGCGTTGTGCGAGCGTCGGAACTCGGGTCCAATTCATGGGCGATCGTCGCTGACCGGAGGGCCTGTAACGGGACGGCCACAGAAGATGTGGCTTGGTGCCGAGAGCGGCGGCGATCGCACGTTCGCCCCTGAGGTTGGGTTCGCGCAATGTGTTGCGAGCCGTTCCATCACTGAGCTTGTACTGGCGGTCGATGCTTGCGAGCGTGATGCCGGCGGTGATGAGCTTTGCCTTGATGGCGGTCTGCTCTTTGACGAGCGGATCGACTCTCTGGTCGGGCGCGGGCATATTGGCCTCCGGTGTGCGGAGAGGGCGACTGGCAGGTCGCCCTTTCTCCGAAAGTGTAAATCTGCGAACGTGGGCATTTAAGCCCACATATGTGGTTTAGTCAACTATGAGTGATTTGAAGCCCACAAATGTAGGCAAAAAAACTAATGAAATAAGGCGATCGGTCGATCGCTATCGTTCAAATTGGAGTGGCTTGGAAGCTGATGAACGTGTGCTCGCAGCGTCGATAACGATTGCTGTTGAAATTGTAGGAGGGCGTTCGGAGGCCGCCGAAGTGATGAGAGTGGGGGTCTCGTCCATCGACAACTATCGAGCTGGTAAACGTCAGCCGCGCGCGCTGGAGCTGATGAGGCTGTTCAACGCACGCGATGAAATTCTGAGGCGGTTGCGGTCTGACGCTCGAGCTGAGATAAATCGTGCGTCTATAGCTTTGGCACCTACGTCTGAGGACCTAGCGGCCATGAAAGGCCTCTACGGTGAAGATGCTGGAGAGGCGTTATTTAGCGCCTACAACGCGCATGCCCTTGAGCGGCGTCCGCTGGTCGGGAGTTTCGATCCCGATGACACAGAGGTTGGTGTCGGCTGGTCGTCAGGAAATTGGAATCCGGCCACAAAGGGTGCGCTGCCCGAAATCGATGTCCGCCTCGGCGCCGGCGAGGGGTCTGTAGGTGAGATGGTGTCGATCCCCTCGAACGGCGGCTTTGCGGGCCACAAGGTTATAGCCGAATGGGTGTTCCCCAACACCTTCCTGGCCTCGATTCTCGGCGCCGACGCCGCTCGGTGCATCGTCCAGGAGGTTGTGGGCGATTCGATGAGCCCGACCTATCAGCCTGGCGATCGCGTGATAGTCGATCTTTCCCAGACCAGGCTGACGACAGATACCGTCTACGCAATCAGCGATGGGGAGGCGGAGCCGCAGATCAAGCGCCTGCAGAGAGTCCCGTTTTCCGACCCGCCGATGGTAAAAATCATCAGCGACAATCCCAACCTGGAAACCTTCGACGCGTTTTTGGAGCGGGTCCATATTATCGGTCGCATCATCGGTGTGGTCGCCAGGCGGTAGCTGAATGATAGCGGCGATCTCGGTCATAGCGGTTCTGTCAGCTGCTCTCGCTCTTCTTCGCCCGTCGGCGTGGTCGTTCTTCGCCGCTGCAGCTCTCAATGCAGTTGCAGCCTGGCTGATCTTGGCCGCATGGCTGAATTGAACGGAGGCAATTCATGAAGCGCATTCTGCTTATGCTGATTATCGCTGGCGCCATTGGTGCCGGGGGTTACCTTACCTGGGCAGCAAACAGCGGAGAGCGTCCGTTTCGCTCTGCGCTACGTGTCGCCTGCGAAGACAAGCTCGTCGACTCTCTCAAGGCGCCTTCCTCATACAGGATGGTGAGCTATCGCGAGTCAGACTTCGCAATCAAACCCGGGGAGGCACGGGACTTGGCATGGAGCCAAATGCGAGAGTGAACCGCACCGAGATTGCCGGAGGCTCCAACTCCTGAGTAGGATGGAGCATCATGAGCAAGACGACGAACAAATAT